AGGCGCTAGGGCAGGGTTCGATTCCCGTCCGCGTCTCAACCTATTCTAAGCATCTAAACCCCAAGGGGACAACACCCCAACGCTATAGACGACACGACAAAAACCATGTAATATCCCAAAAGCACAAGGGCATTTAAGCCACTGGACGCGAGGACGATATGAACAAGGACCCATCGCACGAGACCCGCTTCAAGCCTGGCGTCTCTGGAAACCCATCGGGCAGGAGCAGTGAAGAACTCATTGCGATGAACGAAGCGGCTAAGATATCAGCTAATTTACGCTTAACTGCGCTTTCCTGCCTACAGGGGAAAGTTGACGCTGGCGAAGACCTGCTTGAATACCTCGACGCAAACATTCTAAGCCTGTTCAAACAGAGCGAAGACCGCGCACACGGAACGCCCAAGCAATCGGTCGATAACACCAGCAGCGACGGCAGCATGACGCCAACAAAGATTATCCGTGAGTTGGTGACGCCGAAGAAAACAGCGCCCTAAATGTCCCGCTACTTACGCATCCCAACGGCAGCGGTGTTTGAGCCATTGCTACACCCTGCACGCTATAAAGGCGCGTGGGGTGGTCGTGGGTCTGGCAAGTCGCATTTCTTTGGCGGGATGGCTATCGAGGACGCGCTGCGCTTTAAGGGCGACCACGGCACCGGCTTGCGCATGGTGTGTCTGCGTGAGGTCCAGAAGTCCCTAAAGTTCTCGGCTAAGTCGCTGATTGAGCAAAAGCTGATCGACTTCGGGCTAGGTGAGGCGCAGGGGTTTAGGGTCTACCGCGAACAGATAGAACTACCTGGCGACGGCGTGATGATTTTTAACGGCTTGCAAGACCACACAGCGGACAGCGTTAAGTCGCTTGAGGACTTTCACCGCGCATGGATCGAAGAAGCGCAATCTGTGTCTGAGCGTTCGCTGACATTGCTGCGCCCAACGATCCGGTCCGAAGGGTCTGAGATATGGGCAAGCTGGAACCCGTCTCTGCCCACTGATGCAATCGACATGATGCTGCGCAGTGACAAGACGCCCAAGGGGTCCGTCGTCGTTCGCGCTAACTGGTCAGACAATCCTTGGTTGCCTCACACGCTTGAGGACGAACGCCGCGATGTTATGGCCCAGTCACCAGAGCGTTACGGCCATATCTATGAGGGCGAGTATCAGAGCGTCACAGAGGGCGCATACTTTGCCAGCCGCTTGACTGAGGCGCAACTAAGCGGGCGCATCGGCAACGTGTACCGCGACCCGCTGTTGAAGATATACGCTATCTGGGACATCGGCAGCACGTCAAACGCGGCAGACGCCACATCAATCTGGATCGTGCAATTCATAGGCGATGAGGTGCGCGTGCTGAATTATTACGAGGCAATCGGGCAGGCATTTGACGACCACGTTCATTGGCTGCGGTCCAACGGATATGAGGACGCGGTGTGTATCCTGCCGCACGACGGACGCAAGCACGACTTTGTTCACACAATCACGCCACAGGGCTTTCTAGGCCGCGCAGGGTTCACGACTGACGTTGTGACCAATCAGGGCAAGGGCGCTGCATTGCTGCGGATTGATGCGGTGCGGGCTATGCTCCCGCGTTGTCGGTTCAATGAGGACACGACAGAAAGCGGGCGCCTTGCGTTGGGCGCGTACCGCCAGAAGATTGACGACGTGCGGGGCGTTGGCTTGGGTCCGGTGCATGATTGGGCGAGTCACGCGGCTGATGCGTTCGGCTTGGTTGCTGTCTATGCAGAGCGGGCCAGTACGACGAACAGGCGCAAGCCACTGCGCAGGAACATTCAAGGCATAGCATAACACTGTTTGCATCGATCAACGAACGTGGTAAGTCTGTGAACGACAAATAGGGGGAGTGACCATGAAACTAAAGCGCCGTAACCCATTCATAGCTGCGTACCTGACATATCCGAAATTGCGGGCGTTAAATTGCTACAATCGGCGCACATGCTTGCGGCTTGCGCTATCGCATTTTTGGTCGCCCTTGGTATGACAGCTAACGTATTTGAGGCAATGCACGCCGCCAACATTCAAGGCATAGCATAATCGGCCAAGCTGTGTTAAGAGTAACGACGCAACAAAAGGAATACATGACATGACCATTTACCCAGACAAGCCACGGACCTCAGAGGGCCGCAGGAAATCACGAGACTTTGCTATTGCGGTTAGCTTGGGCGATTTTGTGAGTGTAGGAAGAATTAACCGTTTGGGCGAGTACGAGATTGTAACATTTAGCCCAGACGACGTTTGGCACGCGCTGCGCGAAGACATTTAATCCCAACATCTAAGCAATAGCCATTCACCTCAAGCTGTGTTATGTTTGCAACATAAGGGGCAAATATGGCACAGTTTCTCGACTTCATGGATATGATCAACGGCGGTGGCGCAGGCGTTGCAGGCGATAAGTTTCAGGGCGGCGGGCTGTTGTCCGATATCGCCAACTCTCTGTTTTCACCACGCGGATCGCTTAACCGGATCGCACCTCAATCAAGACCGCAAGGCATGGGGCAAATGGCACAATCGCCGCAAATGATGCCACAAGGCATGCCCACGCAAAACCCGCATCCGCCAATGCCACAACAGCCGCCCGTTGCCCAAGGCATCACAACGCCACAAGTCCAGACCGCATCGCTCAACGAGCTTGAGGCGCTGTATCAGGAAATGGTCGCGGCAGGTATCTTGCCGCCGATGGATCGCGGGCCAACGCGAAACCCGCATCCCGACATGATGTCGCCCCCAAACATGAACAACCCACTGCAAGGCATAGGCCTCGCTTCGATGTCTCCTTTTAACATGAACAACCCACTGCAAGGCATAGGCCTCGCTTCGATGTCTCCTTTTAACATGAACAACCCAGTGCAAGGCATAGGCCGGGGTCCCACGCAGCCGACAAACATGAACAGCAATTCGCCGTTTAGTATGCCAATGGGAATGGACGCCAACCAAGGCTTGAGCCGCACGTCGCCAGAGTTTGACGGACGTGGCATTGATCCAGACGTAGCCCGCTTCTACGACATGCTTGTGAATAATGACATCAACATGGGCGGCAGGTAATGGCTGACCGCGTATCGGATATCTTTGCGCTACCGCGTGACCAGTTCGACGGGCTTCTAAATGAATTAGAGGGCGCGGGGCGTGACACGTCTGACTTGCTCCGACAGTATCGCCGCGAGAATAGTATTTTCAGCGGGCTTTACGATTGGGCCGACAGCACGCAGGACGACCTTGCAAGCGAGGGGCGGCGCGGCGTTGGTGGTGGATTGCTATCAAAGGACATCGGATCTACAGGCGGCGATGCCGTGGGTTCCATGCGTCTTGAGCCGGGCGCGTTTGTGTCGGGATTGCTTGGCAGCGCGGGGCAAGCGTTAGACGCTCCAGCAGCCGCAGCGCGGGGCGACATGCTACCTCAAGACATGATTGGCGAGGCACTAAACACGGCGGGCATTGCGCAGCTTGGTGGGGCCTCTATGACCGCGCCTGTTGGGGCGTTGCGTTCGGGGCTTGCTAGGGGTGGGGCAATCAGCAAAAGAACCAGCGGGAATTATGAAGTATTTTCCTATGCAGACCAAAATGGAGTCAACTTAGGCGAAATGTACGTTAGGACCATGCCCGATGGCCGCAGAGAGGTCGCGGATGTAAGCGTAAACGAAGGCGCGAGACGGCAAGGGGTAGGGTCTGCGCTATATGACGAAGCTGGAATATCTGGACCAAGCGACAATATCTCAAAGGATGCGTTTGATTTCTGGCAGTCACGAAATCCTGCCGCCCTTTCCGACAGTTTGTATAACGATTTTGACAAATTGATGGGTATGGAATTAACAAACGCATCAGGTTTTTCCGGTGTTGTGTCTGACGTTCGAAACGATTTTGTAAGCGTAAAAAACAACGGCATCAGTCTGCCAATATACCGCGACGAGTTGGCAGACATGGGCCTGCTTTCCGCCAACCGCGACGCGCTAACAGGCACGGCAGCACAAGAGGTCTCCGGCCTTCTACGCAACAACCGCGCCGCAGACGTAACCGACGACATGATGGCCGCAGTCGATCCGCAAGAAATGTTCAGGCTGTACGAGTCCGGCGCTACTGGCGTTGATATGCCAATGGATGCGGCAAGCAGGGCGGCACGGGCCGAGGGCATGGGGTTTGATACGGGGGCACCGTTGTATCATGGGACGGGTGCGGACTTTCCAGCGTTTGAGCGAGGCCTTAACCGAGTGGACGGGACAAGCGATCAGGTTTATGGTGATGGAATCTACCTTTCAGAGTTTCCGAGTCAAGCGTCTAGCTACGCGCCGCGAGTGGGCCGGAATGGCGGCGGGGGCAGCGTTTTGCCATTAGCATCCCGATCTCAAAACCCATATGAGGGAATTGACAGCTTTGATACGCTGGCGGACCGGCGAAGGTATTTAACTTCCGAAGGCACACAAGATTTGGCAGACTACGGTTTTGACTCAAATAGAAATTGGATGGGAATATCTATTGAATTAGACCCCTCTAACATTCGCAGCCAATTCGCCCGATTTGACCCGCGCCTCGGCCACCTATCCAACCTTAACGCCGCGAACGCATCGCCTATGACTGGACTTTTGGCCGCACCTGTTGCACAAGAGACACAGGAATTGCCGTTCCAGAAATTCTTACGAGGTTTGTTCCAATGACAATCAACACCTACGCCACGCTGCAAACGGCGGTCGCTGACTTTCTGAACCGCGCGGACCTGACGGCAACCGTGCCGACATTCATCGCGCTTGCAGAGGCGGGCATTGGTCGAGACTTGCGCCATTGGAAAATGGAGTCACGATCCGTTGCCGAGATTGACAGTCAATACAGCCAAGTCCCAACCGACTGGCTTGACACGATCCGGTTCTCAATCACAAGCGGCACGACATCGCCACTGGACCTTATCAGCCAAGCCGAGTTGATCGAGCGTCGTTCGGGCAATGACAACACGGGCGGCACGCCTTGTTTCTACGCAATGTCAGCGGGGCAGTTCGAGTTCTTCCCAACGCCAGACGAAACATACAATGCGGAGCTGATCTACAACGCACGAATCCCAGCACTGTCTGACAGCAACACAACCAACTTCCTATTGACGGAAGCCCCAGACGTTTATCTCTACGGGGCGCTTGTTCATTCCGCGCCTTATCTCAAGGAAGACCCGCGTGCGCAAACATGGGCCGCGTTCTACAAGTCGGCAATCGACAGCCTTCAACGCACGTCCGACAAGGCAAAGCACAGCGGTTCAGGTCTGCGCATGAAAATCAGGAGCTATTAAGATGAGTTTTACTAACACAGCCGAAACGCTGGTCCTTTCGTTTATGTTCACAACAGGTACGGCAACGCGCCCGACTGAGTGGTATCTTGGCCTGTTCACGGCAGCGCCAGGCGAGGCAGGCGGCGGCACAGAGTTGTCTGGTGACGCCTACGCCCGCAAAGCGATTGCGTTCACAGCATCGGGCAACCTGGCAACAAACAGTGGCAACGTAGAGTTCGACGCGGCCACCGGATCATGGGGAACGGTCACGCACGTTGCGGTCTTTGATGCAGCAACCAGCGGCAACATGCTGGCCTACGCCGAGCTTGACGCAAGCAAGGTCATTGGCTCAGGCGACATTTTCCGCGTGCCAACTGGCGACTTTGATCTAACGCTGACTTAATAGGGGCCGCAGTATGTCTAAGATTGGCAACGGAACTGACTATCCGGTCACAACGCCCCAGACGGGCGATACCTTCATTGGCACCGACGTGTCTGACACTAGCAACGACGCAACAGGAGAGACGGTTCAATTCGACATTGACGCGGTTAAGACGTATGTGCTGGCGGGTGCAGCCACTTCCCTGCTTGCTACACTTACAGCGTCTAGTAGCGCATCGCTTGATTTCACTGCCTTTGATTCTTCAAAGTACATTGCTTATAAATTTATTTTTTCTAACATTAAACCCGCCACAGATAACACAAGAATCCGGGTGAGAACTTCCTCTGACGCTGGTTCATCTTACGACGAGGGCGGTTCTGATTATGCCTATGCAATCCAATCGTTTGAAACGTCTACTGAGCAAACAAGAGTCGCTGGCTCCACAGGAATTGAAGTAACCAACCAAGGCCTCGGCAACGATACTGACGAGGTCGGGTTTAATGGGACCGGATTTATTGCTCGTCCAGACTTATCGGT